CCAATGACAAAAGTAGATAGATCAACTTATGCAGGTTTTTCTAATAAATTATCAAAAGGAACTCCTAACCAGTATTGGGTAGAAAGATTTATTGATAAAGTTACAATACACGTTTATCCAACTCCCGATTCTACAAATGCATCTAAGGATATGCATATATATTATATTAAAAGAATACAAGATGTAGGAGATTATACAAATGCAACAGATGTTCCATTTAGATTTGTGCCTTGTATGATAGCAGGTTTAGCTTTTTATCTTTCACAAAAGTTTCAGCCACAGCTTACACAACAAATGAAATTGTATTATGAAGATGAATTAGCAAGAGCTTTGGCAGAAGATGGTTCAGCTTCTAGCACGTACATAACACCAAAAGCATATTACCCAGGAGCATAATTATGGACAAAGATAAAATACAATCAATAGCTGATGAAATTGCTGATGAAGATTTTGGTCAAGAGTTTTATGATCTAAGTCAAAAACAACAAGACAGAGTTTATAGGAAAGCAATACAAAAATTAAATGATATGTTAGCTGATAGAGCTGACATGATGAGAAAAAGTGAAAAATATGGTGGTCTTATTGATAAACCTTTAGGACCTGGTGGTAAAAAGAAAAAGAAAAAGAAAAAAGGTAAAAAATAATGCCAAAATACGCAACAGGAAAACACGCAAAAGCAATATCTGATAGATCAGGTGTTGAGTTTCCATATAGAGAAATGGTTAGAGAATGGAATGGTTCTTTTGTTCATGTATCTGAATTTGAACCAAAGCAACCACAATTAGAACCAAAACCAATGTCAGCTGATGCTGTATCTTTAAGAAATGTTAGACCAGCAAGAACAGAAACAGCTGTTCCTTACTCTTTACCTGAAAATGCTTTTGAAACATACGCTGCATCTTCAAGAGTAATTAATGTAACCGCACCTGGACATGGTTTAACAAATGGAACAACATATAGATTTAGAGGCACACCTGCATTAACTTCTGCAGGAGGAGGAACTTTTCAATATAATAATCCAGCAAGTTTTGATGGAATAACAGGAGCAAATATTGCAAAAGCGGCAGGGTATGCAATAACAACTGGTATATTTAAAGATGATGCAAGAGTTAGTACAGATTATGCAACTGCTAATTTTTTTTATTTTACAGTTGATACAGATACTGCTACAAGTGGTAATGTTAAAGGAGGAGGAGTTGGCTGTTCCGTTGGTCCAGTCACATTAGAAGCATGAGAAAAATAATTAAAAGATGGTTGTGTAAAGTACTTCGCATTAAAGAATGTCAGTGTCAAAAAGAAGTAGATCCACACGAAGAATTGTATCTACATACACCAGAACCAGAGGTTCCAGCGTATAATAGAAAACTAGAAAAAATAAATAGAAAACATAAAAAAGGATCTGAATAATGGCTGGGCTAAGTTACAGTGGATTAGTTACACAAATTAGAAATTACACTGAAACAGATTCTAACGTGTTAAGTACAGATACTTTAGAAAACATAATTCTTAATGCTCAGTATAGAATTATGAGAGAAGTGCCTATAGATGCAGATAGACTTCAAAAATTAGGTAATTTTGTTGCCGGACAAGAAACAATAAATGTACCTGGTGGAGCTCTGTTTGTCAGAGGTGTTCAAGTATATGACACAGCTGGATCAGAAATTACAGGAGCCAATAGATGGTTAGAGAAAAAAGATTATACATACTTACAAGAATATCAAGATATTACAGGAACATCTGCCGCTCAAGGCCAACCTAAATACTATGCTATGTATGGTGGTGCCACAGGAGATGGAGATACTAATTCTGGACGTATAATTGTAGCTCCTGTTCCAAACACCACTTATAGATTTAGAATTCATTATAATAAAATGCCAGCTACTTTGGCTTCAGATAATACTAGTAATTATATTAGTCTTAATTTTCCAAATGGACTATTATATTGTTGTTTGTCAGAAACATATGGATTTTTAAAAGGCCCAATCGATATGTTGACATTATATGAAAATAAGTATAAACAAGAGGTACAGAAGTTTGCTAATGAGCAAGTCGGTAGAAGACGAAGAGATGACTACACTGATGGCACTGTTCGTATACCGATAACTTCAGCGAACCCGTAGGAGATAAAATATGGCAATAACATCGGCAATTTGCACAAGTTTTAAAGTAGAACTTTTAAAAGGAGTTCATGATTTTACAGCTACAACTGGTAACACTTTTAAAATAGCTTTATATACCAGCGACGCAACTTTAGGAGCAGGAACAACTGCTTATTCAACTTCAAATGAAATTACAAACTCTTCTGGAACAGCATACACTGCTGGAGGAGCAACACTTACAAGTGTAACTCCAACAAGTTCTAGTACCACAGCACTTTGTGACTTTTCAGATGTAAGTTATACTTCAGCATCTTTTACAGCTAATGGTGCATTAATATACAATGACTCAGCATCAGGTGATCCTGCTGTTTGTGCCATTGCATTTGGTGCAGATAAAACTGTAACTAGTGGAACTTTCACAATTCAATTCCCTGCGGCAGCAGCAACAACGGCAATCATTAGATTAGCATAAGGAGGAACTCCTTATGGCATCAACCTGGGGCAACAATACTTGGGGAGCCAATACTTGGCAATCTGATGAGGTAGTTGTATCAATTACTTCACCAGGATCAATATCAGCATTAGGAACAACAGAATCTTTTAACTTAGAAGGTTGGAGTAGACAATCTTGGAACAATTCTGGATGGGGTGTTGAATATGCTGTTGAGCCAACAGGTTTATCTACTAGTTCTTCTATTGGTTCAATAACAACTATTAATACAGTAGAAGTAACAGGTCTTTCTTCAAACGTTGATGCAACTTTTCCAACTGTTGATTTAGAAACTCTTATAACACCAACAGGTTTTGGAATTACTACTTCTGTTGGAGAGGTAGAGGCTTCTAATTTTGATGGTTGGGGTAGACAAGAATGGGGTATTTCTGGTTGGGGTGTAGAGTATTCTGTAGAACCAACTGGATTAGAAATAACTTCTTCTCTTGGAACCATAACAACTGTTAACAAAGTAGAAGTAAGCGGTTTAGAAATTACCTCTTCTGTAGGAGAAATTACGCCTGCAGATGTAATTGGAGTAACTGGTCAATCTATAACTTCTGCAGTTGGCGATCTTTCTAATTCTGGAACTCTTGTTGGTTGGGGCAGAAATGGTTGGGGTGAAGAACCTTGGGATGCTTCAATAAATTCTCTTGTTCAGTTAACTGGGGTATCTGCAACAACTAATGTTGGCTCTATTACGCCTGCTGATGTAATGGGACTAACTGGAGTATCTTCAACTGCAAGTGTTGGAGACATTACACCTGCTGACGTAATAGGAATAACAGGTGTTAGTTCTACAGTTGATGTTGGTACAGTAGCTATAGTAGAAGGTATAACTTTAACTGGGGTATCAGCAACAGCATCTGTAGGAGCTATAACACCTGCAGATCAAGCAATGGGCTTAGCAAGTCAAGTTGCAACAACAAATGTTGGAGATGTAGTAATTTCATCAAACCCTGTAATTGTACCTACAGGTTTATCTTCAACAGTATCTGTTGGTTCTTTGACACCAGCGGATGTTATAGGATTAACTGGATTATCCTCAACAAGTTCTGTAGGTGCTTTAACACCAGCAGATGTAATGGGTTTAACTGGAGTCTCATCAACTACATTTTTGGGACAAATAACAACAATACCTATTTACGGTGATGTTGACACCGGTTCAAATTCATCATATAGTGCAACAGCAACAGGATCTAATAGTAGTATTTCTGGGGTTGCAACTGGATCAAATACAAGTTATAGTGACGTAGCATAGGAGAAAAATATGGCATCAACATACACACCTCTTGGTGTAGAACTTCAAGCAACTGGTGAAAACGCTGGTACATGGGGAACAAAAACTAATACTAATTTACAAATTATAGAACAAATTTCTGGTGGTTTTACACAACAAGCTGTTTCTGATTCAGGAGATACTGATTTATCTGTATCAGATGGATCGACTGGTGCAACTCTTTCACACAGAATGATTGAGTTTACAGGTACCTTAACTGGTTCAAGAAATGTAACTATACCTATTGATGTTCAAACTTTTTATTTTTTAAAAAATTCAACAAGTGGATCACAAAATGTAGTGTTCAAATATGTTTCTGGATCAGGAGATTCTGTAACAGTTGGACCTGCAGCCACTAAAATTGTATTTGCTTC